GCCGACATCCCCCATCTGGCGCCGGATACAGGCCGAGAATACGGTCGATGACGTCGTGAAGGAACCCACCTCGGCGCAAGAGCGCCACTGGCGACACGGCAGAATGGCTTCGCGGCTTGGGACAAGCCCGCTACGGCAGCCAAGAAGCCATTCTCCGGGAATACAGACGCACCTCGCCTGTTGGGTCGAGGCTCATTCTGTAATCGTCCCTCACGCCGCAAGCGGCGGCGGCTGTGCCCGGAGCCGATCGATCCGCCGCAGGATCTCGTCGAATAGCTCTCTCGGCACGGCCACCTCGGCCAGCTGGAACACCGCATAGCGTCCATGCCGCACGATCCGGGCGCCAATCTTGACGAGCTTCTCGCGGAGCGTCGTCAGCGACCAGTGCTCGACCTGCTCGGGTAGCGGTCACCTTTACGCCACGCGCTGCCGTCTGCCGTAGCCTTCGGGCTCATGCCCGAAAGGTCCGCCATGCCGCGCGCTGCTCCGGTCGCCGAAGCCTCGGCCGACGTGCTGTTCGAGTCGGCGCTGGCGGCTCTCGACCCGCGGCGGGCTGAGTTCGTCCGGCAATACCTCGTCGATCTGGTCGGCTCGAAGGCGGCCGCGCGGGCCGGCTACTCTGAGCGGTCGGCGCACGTCACGGCCTCGCGCCTGCTAAGCGATGCTAAGGTCGCCGAAGCTGTCCGGCTCGGCCGGGCCGCCCGGTCGATCCGCACCCGGATAACCGCCGATGCGGTGGTCCTCGAGCTGGCCCGGGTCGCCTTCGCCGATCTGCGCAAGCTCGCCAGTTGGGGCGCCGGGACGGTGGCGCTCGTCGATAGCGTCGAGCTGTCGGACGACGTGGCGGCGGCCGTCGTCGAAGTCGCCGCCGGCGAGCACGGGCCGCGGCTCAAGCTGGCGCCGAAGCTGCCGGCGCTCGAGCGGCTGGGCCGGCACCTGGGCCTCTGGTCGGACGGTGCCGAAGATCGGGCCGCCGATGCGGCGGCGGTCGTCGCCGTCCTTGAGGCGGCACGCGAGCGGGTGGCGCGGGCGCGGGCGTCGGGCCCTGGGCCCGGCGAGCCTGTAACCTCTGTAAGCTCTGTAACCTCGCCTGATCCGGGGCCGGCCGATGGCTGAGTCGGCCTCCGATGCGGTCGAGAAAATGAACACGGCCGGCGACGACGACGGCGCCGAGCCGATGCTGCCGGCCGACCTGCTCCTGGCCCGGGAGCTGGATCCGTTCTTCGCCGACCCGCTCGGCTTCGTGTTCTTCGCCTTCGCGTGGGGCGTCGGTGAGCTCGAGGATATCGAGGGGCCGGACGTGTGGCAGGCCGCGACCTTCGCCGATATCGGCCGCTCGGTCGCCGCCGGTGAGCCGGTGCGCGAAGCGATCGCCGCCGGCCACGGCATCGGCAAGGGCGCCTTTGCGGCGATGCTCATGCTCTGGCTCATGGCGACCCGGCCGAACCTGGCGGGCGTGGTCACCGCGAACACGAAAACACAGCTCACCGGCAAGACGTGGCGGGAGCTGCAGGTCTGGCATAACCGGCTGATCCCGCCGCTTCGCGCGTGGTTCAGATGGACCGCGACCCGCTACGAGTGCCGCTTCGGCCCGAAAACCTGGGGCCTTGATGCGGTGCCGTGGTCCGAAACCCGGTCGGAAGCCTTCGCCGGCCTGCACGCCCGCGACGTCCTCGTGCTGTTCGATGAAGCCTCGGCGATCCCGCCGACGATTTGGGACGTGGCCAAGGGCGCCATGACGACGGCCGGGGCTATGTGGGTGGTCCTCGGCAACCCGACCCGCAACACCGGCCGCTTTCACGGCTGCATCCTCGGCCGCGAGCGCCACCGCTGGCGCTCCAAGCAAATCGACGCGCGCACCTGCCGCTTCACCGACAAGCCGGAGCTTGACCGCTGGGTCGCCGACTACGGCGAGGACTCGGACTTCGTGCGGGTCCGGGTGCGCGGCCAGTTTCCGCGGGCCTCGTCGCGGCAGCTCATCGGCGGCGATCTGGTCCAGGCCGCCCGGGCTCGGCAAGTCGAGCCGGACCCGGGGGCGCCGCTGGTGCTCGGCGTCGACGTGGCCCGCTTCGGCGATGCCAAGACGGTGCTTGCCTTCCGCCGGGGCCGCGACGCCCGGTCGATCCCGTGGCGCCGGCTCCGGGGGGCCGATGCCGTCACCGTGGCCGAAGCGGTCGCCGATGCGATCGACCGGCACAAGCCGGACGCTGTGTTCATTGACGGCGGCGGGGTCGGCGGGCCGGTCGTCGATATCCTCAAGGCCAAGGGCTACCGGGTGCGCGCCGTCGACTTCGGGTCGGCCGCCCTCGAGCCGGCCAAATATTACAACCGCCGGACCGAAATCTGGTGTGGTCTGGCCGATTGGCTGCCGGTGGGGGCGATCCCTGACGATGACGAGGTCGCCGCCGACCTCACCGGCCCGGAATACGATCACCACCCGACGGACGGCCGCAAGATGCTGGAATCGAAACGTGAGATGGAGCGCCGGGGCATCGCCTCGCCGGACGACGGCGACGCCATCGCGCTCACCTTCGCCGAACGGGTCGCCCGTCGCGACACAAGGCCGGACCGGCCGGCCGTTGCCCGAAGCCGCATACCCTCGAGCCCAAGGGGTAACTTCGCATGAGCTTCGGCAAGCCCAAGACTCCCAAGCCGAAAGAGGCACCGCCGCCGGTGGTCGAGACGATGAACGAGGAAGCGGTCGAGGATACCGAGCGCGCCCGCGAAGCCAAGCGCCAAGGCTACGCGGCCGCACTGCTGACCGGACCGCGCGGCCTCGCCGATCGCAAGGTCGGCACGGCAACCCGCGCGCTGCTCGGCGGCTGATCGGATGGACAGCGAGGTCAAGCGGCTGCTGGGTGAGCACGAGGCGCTCAAGGGCAAGCGGCAGAAGCTCGAAGGGCCATGGCGGGAGATTGCCCGGCTCGTGCTGCCCTCACATGACGCCTTCGGCTCGACGCCGCGCCCGGATGTGCCCGACCCGTTCGTCTACGATGACAGCGGCGAGGAAGCCAACCGGCTGCACGCGGCCGTCTTGAACTATCTCCTGACGCCGGACGGCCAGGAGTGGCATGGGCTGTCGCCTGCCGACTCGGACCTCGAGGACGATCCCGAAATAGCCGAATGGTGCCAGGCCGCGACGCGGCAGCTCTTCAAGCTGCGCGAGCGGGGGGCCTTCGCGGCGCAAGCGCACGAGGCTTTTCTGTCGGTCGGGGCCTTCGGGCCTGGGTCGCTCTATCTCGAGGACCGGCCGGGCAAGGGGCCGCGATATGAGGCCGTGCCGCTGGCCGAGCTCTGGTTCTCGCCCGGACCGGACGGCGACAAGGAAACGGTGCACCGCGCCTATGAGCTGCCGGCCAGGGCGGCGGCCGCGATCTTTCCCGAGCTGCCGGAGAAGCTGCAGAAGATCGCCGAACGCGAGCCGTTCCGGGATCTCAAGTTCTTGCACGTCGTCGAGCCGAACGGCGAGCGCCGGGCGGGCCGCCTCGATGCGGCCGGGATGCGGTGGGCATCCTGGCATGTGAGCCTTGAGGAGCCGGCGCTGCTGCGGCGCTCCGGCTTCCGCACCATGCCCTATGCCATCGGCCGCTATCTCGTCGCACCCGGCGAAGTCTATGGGCGGTCGCCCGGCTGGTCGTCGCTGCCGACTCTCTCGATGCTCAACACGATGGCCCGCAACCGGATTATCGAGGCGAACCGCCGGGCCTCGCCGCCGCTCCTGGCCGTCGACGACGACATGATGGACCCACCGCTCCTGGCGCCGGATGCGGTCAACCATGGCTGGCTGACGCCGGACGGCAAGCCGCGGCTTTGGCCGATGTACTTTCGGAGCGACCCGCGCGCCTTCGCCGAAGTGATGGGCGAGGGCCGCGAGCGAATCGAGCGGGCGTTCCTCGTCTCGCTGTTCCTGATGCTGCAAGAGCGGCCGCAAATGACGGCAACGGAAGTGCTCGAGCGGGCCGGCGAGAAAGGTATCGTGCTGGCGCCGATCATGGGCCGGCTACAAAGCGAGCTGCTGCGGCCGATCATCGACCGCGAGCTCGACATTGCCGCCCGCATGGGCCTGCTGCCACGGCCGCCGGCCGCCCTGGTCGACGCTGGCGGGCTCAAGATCGAGTACACGTCGCCGCTCGCCCGGCTGGTCGCCGCCGACGAAAGCCGGGGCATCCTGCAGACGGCCGAAGCGGCCGCCATGCTGGCCAATCTCGACCCGACCGTGGGCGATCGGCTCGACCTCGACGAAGGGCTGCAGAAGATCGCCCGGGGCAACCGGATTCCGGCGGCCGTGCTGCGCGACGACAAGGCCGTGGCGGCGATCGCCAAGCAACGGGCGGACGCGGCGAACGCTCAACAGGCGCTGGCGGCCGCACCCGTGGCGGCCGATGCGCTCAAGAGCCTTCGCGACGCCGGGGCCGCTGCATGACGGAACGGCGGGTCAACCTCTCCGGGGCGCCGATCCCGGGCTACGGCGAGGGCCGGCCGCTGCCTGATCCGGGCCGGCCGGAAGGCGAAGCCCGGGCGGAGCTGCGCCGCGCCTGGGCCTCCTGCTTCCTCGAGGCACCCGAAGCGCTGAGCGCTGCGGGCCGCCTCGTGCTCGAGGACCTGGCGCGCCAATGCCACGGCGGCGCCACCACCGCCAAGGCTGACGGCCAGGGCCGCGGCGATCCGCTCGCCTCGGCCGTCGCCGAAGGCCGCCGGCAAACCCTCCTGCTGATCCTGGCCCGCTTGGGGCTCAACAAGGGACTCGTGATCCTATGACCACTGCCGCCGCTGCGCTCGCCACCGAAACCACCGAAACCGCCGCACCCGGGGCAACCGCCGCACCCGGGGCCGCGCCACCGGCCGCGAACGACAACACCGCCGGCGCTGCTGCCGCCGCTCCTCCTGCTGGCGCCGCTGCCGGCCAGGGCCTCGACTGGCTCGGCGAGGCCGACCCGGAGCTGCACGACTTCGCCAAGGCGAACGGCTGGCAGAAGCCCGCCGACGTGGTGACCAATATCCGCGAGCTGCAGAAGTTCCTCGGCGCCGACAAGGCCGGCCGGGGCGTCATGATCCCGAAGGATGCGGACGACGCGGAAGCCTGGGGCGCGGTCTATGACAAGCTCGGCCGGCCGGCCGATGCCTCGGGCTACGGCCTCGACAAGCTCGAGGGGGCGGATCCTGAGTTCGCCACGGCCGCCGCTGAGACATTCCACAAGCTCGGCCTCAACGAACGGCAGGCGGCGGAGCTGGCGAAGTGGTGGGGCGAAGCCGTCACCACCGGCAAGGCCGCCGCCGACGAGGGCTATCTCGCCAAGGCAGATGCGGAAATGGCGGCGCTACGCTCCGAATGGGGCAACGCTGCCGACGGAAATGAGGAAATCGCCCGGCGCGGTGCGGCCGCCTTCGGCTTCTCGGGTGACGAGCTGGACAAGATAGAGCGGGGCATCGGGGCGAAGGCGCTCATGGGCCGCTTTCTCGAGGTCGGCCGGAAGCTCGGCGAGGATACGGTCCCGGCTGGCAAGTCGGCGGGCGCCGGCCTGTCACCGGCGGCGGC